ACTTTGAAATTTATCCCAATCAATATGAGTGAACTTACTGCTAAAATCATTGTATACAGCTTCTGTGCAATCCTGATAGGGTGCTTGTTGATAAGTATGATCGGAGTGTGGTAGAAAAGAAACACCTGACATCTCATCAAAATGTTTGAATACAAATGCTCCCACTTCCATCCACTCTTCATCACGCACTGATACAGTAACAGAAGGTTTATGCTCACACCAGTGACGCTGATACATGAGCCACATCTCTAGCTGTTGAATAGCTGTCATGTCATTTCTAACTACAGACTTCTTTGGTGACTTCATAGGAAAACTAAACACAGTTTGTGTATCAGGCTTCATAACGTCAGGTTCATTAGGTATTTGGCTATCCATCATAAACTGAGTGAGAGGATCTTTATTGTCACCACGCACAGTCCTAATGTAAAAAGAGCTATGACGAGGGTGTATACCACTGCTTGAGTCAACAAGTTGCGATACCGTTCCACTTGGTTTGACACACGTAATTGCTGTGCTTTGTGGAATACCGAAGATAGCTGACCACTCTT